GGTCAGACCGACGAGAAGGTTTCCAAGAAGATCAATTCCCAACACCTGCGTTGGGGTGATTGTTCCAGCAGCTTGGGCTGCTCCAGTGAACCATTGATGAACACCAGAGGTTTGCAGGTACGCGGCAGAGCGAGCATTTACTCGGTTGCTCCAAGTGGTGTATGCAGATGTGTAAAGGTTGCTTGCGAGATAAGCACCATCGGTTCCAGCCCAAGACGAAATCGTCCAGCTATCTCCCTGCAAACCCTTACCGTTCGCAGCAGAAGCACCGACAATGGTGGTCGGCGTAACCCCCACGCCGACGTTGCCGCCATTTGGCTGGAGAACGAGATTGAAATTGGATGAGTAATCAGTCCTCGCTCGCGCCTGAATCCATCCGTAGACAGATGATGCAGCGGTGACGCCAGTGTCGATTACAAGTCCAGTTCCCGGCGCACCGATACGCAAGCTGCCGTCAGTCGTCGATGAACCACTGGTTGAACAGGTAGATTGAGTACCATTAACAACAAACTTGAAATCAGGCGTAGCTACCCCCACGCCCAGCCCCGTGGAGTTCAGGCGCATTTGCTCAACCGAATCGACCTGAAAGATATGTGCGCCAGACCCAGAACCAAGTGCGTTTAACACCGATCCAGCTTCGTTTACACCAGCAACCAACGCCGTACCTATCGTCAAACCACGACCATTTACGTTTCCGAATCTGGCTTGGATAGAGTTGATCGTTCCAGAAACATCCAACGTCTGTTGCGGTGTAGCCGTCCCAATCCCCACCCGATTGTTCGCCGAATCAACCTTCAGGGTGCTGGTATCCACCGTCAGATCGCCGGTGATCGTGGCGGAGGCGAGGGTGGCGGTAGGAGACGTAGCGAGAAGCTGATTAAGCGTGACCTTCTTGGTCGTGCCGGTCGCGGCCATCGACGTATCGGATACGTCCACCAACACAAGCGGATCGTTCGCGGGATCGGTGCTGGTTCCGATGCTTGTCAGGGCTGTAATCTTGGAGTCTGCCATAGGTCAGGGATTAATCGGTGGAGAGTGAGAAAACGATTTTAGAAGTGCCGTCCTCTTGGAGAACGAATGAGGTCGCGTCCTCCTGCATCAGGTAACGGTCCATCGCAGGATAAGCCACTTCGATGGCATCATCCGACGTAGACAGTTGCAGTGAGAGCGCGAGTGTCATCAGGTGGTCGCTCGGGCGAAATAGGCGATGACCGCACCAGAGGTCAGCGTAAAGCTGGAGATCTTACCCACGATGGTGATGCCAGCGGGAATGGTGGTTCCGCTCCAAGTGCCGGTGATACCAGTGCCAGCAATGGACGAAATCACGGTCGCGGTGATGGTCTGGATTGCGATGTAACCGCTCGTCTGAGCGGAGGTTCCGGTGACCAGAGTGAAACCCTGATGACCCATCGAATCCTGCGTTGCTACATCGGTCTGGTAAGCGGACATTTTAAAATCTGGTTAGAGGGGGACCACCGGAACTTTCCAGCAGTCCCCCTCATTTTAGGTTAACCTTTTCGGACTTTCGGTGCTAAGGCTCCCTGTATCCACAGGATGAGCTTGCCTCCTTCGGGAACGCTCGCAGTGTTGAAATTGGTGCGCTGGAGAGACGCATCAATATCGGGACCAGACACCAGCTTAGATTTGCCGGTCTTGTCCACTGCAATGGTGGTTGCGATACGCATTTCTCTTAGGATTAAGCGGTGATCAGGACTTCGGCTTGCGTCTTATCAGCAGCAGCCGCACCGAACATGATGTCGTAAGACGCCATGTGCGAGCGGGTCGAGCGGCTGTACCAGACGGACAGCAGGACCGACAGACCGTTGGTGGACTCGACGGTGCGCTGTTCGATGAACTCGCCAGCGATCATTCCAACCGGCAAACCGGCGGCGATGGCGATGGCGTCTTGACCGCAGACGAAGCCAGCGGTGTTGGCGATAGCACCAGTCCAATCGTTCTGCTCCAAGATGTTGTTGAAGCCAAAGAAACCGTTGTTCAACGGGCCATAGCGAGCATCAGGGAAGGTGTTCGCAGCGGCAGAGAACTGGAGGCGAGCCAGATGCCCACCATCCAGCAACAGCAGCTTCTGTCGATAGTTTTTGGCGAGAGCCAAGATCGCAGGGAGGTCGCTCGTGTCGAAGTTGGCAGCGGTGCCGATGATGGTTCCCGCGCCGTAGTTGGCGGCAGTCATCACGGCGGTGATTTTCTTGCTGATACCAAGAGCAAACACGTCCGCAGAACCAGCAGCGAGATCGGCCAGAGCAAAGCCCTGATTCAACTCCTGCTGGGTGACGGTGAACAGCTTGCTGATCTGATTGACCGTCACAGCGGTCGCATCAAGCTGCGAGTCGTTGCTGGTCTCAAAGTTGGTCGCATTGTCAACGGTGGCCGAGGCACCGGACTGAACGAACTTTTTGACTTGAACGGTGGCGCGGGGGCGGAGGTTATCCAGACCCACATTGCGCGTGAAGTTGCCAACCATCGCCAACTTGGTCGCCATCTCGGTGATGACAGCATCAGCGAGGTAATCAACAATCAAACCAGCAGCGAAGGTGTTCGCGTTCTGGGGAGCGATGATTCGGTTCTGGCGGAGAAGCTCGCTGTGGTTCTCCACAAGGAACTTACGACGCTCGGCACCAGCCTTAAACGACTTATGCTGCTCCAGCAGCGGGTTGCCGAGGTTCTGAATCACGGGACGCACCGGCTCGGGAGCAGGGGCAGGGGCAGGGACTTTCATGGCCGCCTCAATCGTCGCCAGCTTGGCGAGAACGGAAGCGAGGTCGACGGACGCAGCAGGAGCCGCAGCCGCCACAGTATTAGTGTCAGACATGTTTGTGTCGGTATTAGGTTGTGTTGGTTGCAGCGTGTTGGTCACGCCATTATCGCCGTCAGCGGATTTGCTGTCGGTCGAAAGTTTTTCGGTCGAGGTATTACCCTCGGAATCCTGCGCATCGGTTTCGAGTTGCGCGTAAAGTGCTCGGAACCAATCGCGGCCAGCGGCACCTCCCCAGAGGTTAGCCGCAACATCAGCCGGGGTATTTGGCTCCGCTTCAAGAAAACGCTCGTTGCGTCCCCACCAAGCATTTGCTTTGCGGATCTTTTGAGGGCTCGGAGCCTCACCAGCAACGAGAGCCTCGGCTTCGTACACGGTCTGTTTTTCAAGACCATCGCCAGCCAATCCTTCTTCGTACTGCTCAAGACCTCGACGCAGATTATTTTTGACCGTCTCAGGAGCAGTCTTTGTAACGGCGCGGGGATGCCATTTTGCAGCCAAAGCCAACTGCTTGACCGGAACATCAACCAGCCCGAAAGCCATAGCCTCTGCGGTCGTAAACCACGTTTCCGCTTTCATCGCGGCACGAATGGCTTCCGGAGAACGACCGGTTTTCTTGGCGTAAACCCCAACCAAAACTTGCGCGTGCTGGTCGAGTGCATCGGCCATTTTCCGCATATCTTCAGCGGTGCCAGCAGTCATGCCGCTGGGATCGTGAATCATCATCAGTGCGGCATCGGCCATTTCAACCTTGTCTCCAGCGAGGGCAATGATTGAAGCGATGGAAGCGGCAATGCCAACGACGCGAGTGGTTACCGGGGCATTCCGTCCGCGCAGTTGGTTGTAGATCGACAAACCATCCCAGACGTTGCCGCCGGGAGAGTTGATTTCAACAAGCAACGGACCATTGCCAATCTCCTGAAGAACATCGGCAAACTGCTTCGCGGAAAGACCGGAACCTCCAAACCAATCTTCTCCAATTTGATCGAAGATTTGGACAGTCGCCTGTTCGTTCGCCGCATTTGCGGGAGCGTAGTAAAGCCAATCGGTTTTCTTTTGCAGGTTCATTCCGTCTTCTTGTTGCGTGATTTACGAGGCTTTTTGGCTACGGCTTCAATACCATTTTCAACAAGATCATTTGTACTTACCTGATCGGCGGGAGGAGCAACTGGTGAAGGAACGTCGTCCGGGCTGGGCGCATCAGGCGGCATAATAGGTTGATCTGGCCGATTTTCCTGAATCGTAGAAACTTCAGAAACTCGCAAATGGTATTTGTCAGCGAGTTGTCTGATGAACAAAGCCTGTTGTGCTTTCGCCTCTAGTGCGGACCGCCAATCAAGACCACGTGCACCGTAAACTTCATCGTATGTAATTACGCCAGCCTCAAGCTCGGCAAGTTGAGCAGCGGAGTTTCGCCCAACATCAACATTCGGGGCGCGAGGAGCCGTGATGGCGACTTCGTACCAATCGCTTGGAGCATCGTTAAGAGTCTGGTCGTTTTTAATCGACCACTCCATGACGTACTCGTAAATCCGCCGAGCAGCGGAAGCCATAACTTGATGGCGACTGCGGAACCAAACCGCAGACATATCCAGCGCACCACGGTAAACGGTTCCCTGCATGGATTCAGGAAACACAAGAACGTATGGAATACCGATACCGGCGCAGACTTTTTCAGTCAACTGCCGCCAGTATTCCCGCATATTTACGCCGGGACGTTCGGTGGCAAACTGCTGAAAATCATCTCCGTGCTTCAGCACTTTGATGGCACTGCCGAATATCTGCTCGTAGTAGGTCTCGGCGGTGACCTGAGAACTAGGCGACAAACCAGCGCGTAGGGTTGAAGCCTGAACCTCGCCGCCGGTTGTCTTTACAATCTGTGCAACCGATGCGCCCAACTTACAGGCTTCCATCTCCAACTTTTGGAGATCGTCGAGATCGTGCAGGTCGTTGATGACGCATGAAACGAACGGAAGCCCACGCAACTGTCCTGGTCTATTCGGCTCGAAAATATGGATAACCGAGTCAGAGGAAATTGCGCGAACATCGACTAGATTGCCCTGCGTTTTTTCTGAACCAATGAAGAACGAAATTGCCCTACCAGTGCGCGGATCAAATCGAATCCCGTCGAAAACTGTCGCATCGTTTTGAAGTTCGCCGGGAGTCGCAATGGATTGCGCTTCCAACAACTGCAGCCTAGGACGACCAGATTCACCCTTGGTCAGCAGGATGAAGGATTCACCGTCAAAGAACCAAGCCCGAGCGGCTTGACTCATCAAGGTTCCAAACGATTGACGCGAACTGATGTCGGGATACCGGCACCAGATATCAAATGCCTTTTTGGCTTTGAGGTTCCAGATCGGATCGGACGAAGCAGGTTGAACGCTGAAGTTTGCGCCGACTGTGTATGACTCAAATAAGTCGCCACATCTGTTCATCACGGCGTTGTTCTGTTCGAAGTAACGCGATTTGCGAACAATCTGCTGGCGCGTTGACGATGTAACATCAAACCGAACGGACGTATACGAGGTGTCGAGATAACTGCGACGAAGCGAATTACCGGCTCCCTCGTATTTAGCCGTGGGAGAACCTGCGAAGAAGTTACGAAGATTGGCGAGGATGCCCATTAGGTCATGCGGGTCGTGGCTTCACGACGCATTTGAGTGAAGTCGCCAAAATACCGCGTAGTAGAAATCAAGACGTAATTCAACATCTTGTTGTAAATCTGAGAATCACTTGGCGATGTGATTCCGTCTCCAGCTAACAGGGTGACCGCATAATCGTAATCACCTAGCAAGGATTCCCACATTTCTAGCATGTCACCGGGACTAGCTGAACCTTTTCCGGGTTCTGCAAACTCAACGGAGACCTCAGCACTTGAGGTGGTACGAACCAGATTGCCGCTTTCAAGCGTGCCAGCTATCGACGAAAGCTTGGCTGTGAGAGCCTCAAGCAAAGTCAACGCTCCGCGATTCGCGTAAGTAACACGAAGATACGAGCGTTTAGTTGCAACCGTATAGGTATGCACGACGCGGATCGTCGTCGCATTTCAAGATCCGTCAAGCGTTTGTTTCTGGCGTGATTTGCGCCGAACGCAAATCTCCCCACAACATTGCCATAGCCAACTGCATAATTTCGCAATCGTGCAAATGGTCTGGCCAGCGATGGTTTCGTTTGTGCCAAACGTGTTTGATCCTACCGGCTCGGTTCGCTGTTGGCTTCAGCACATGGGAATCTAGGTGTTTCCAGTACTGATCAGGATCGACGCAATAGGCTCCCTCGGCTTGAAGCCTGATTGGCAGAGAGCAAACCGCCCAAGACCCCGCCTCAGACGATTGTCGCAAGCGGGAAAGCATGTCGCGGAGATGTTCGGAATCAAAAACCAGCAATGGCTGAACAACATCTGTGCGCATGGAAGTTGATGTAGAAACGCCAAACGGATGAATTGACCCAGATCGCGTCGTAAACCTTGCGCCTGTTTCACGACCTTTCATTGGCATCCAACCAATCAACATTGGCTTACGCAATCCACCCTCAGGCGGATAACGCAGTCCGCACGGATAAGATACGGGATTAACTGAAGTATTTGAGAATCCTGCACAAGCATCATACACCGTTTGAGTATCAAAACCAGAGTCAATGCCAACGTCCATGTCGTGAACGCCAAGTTCAACTTGGATGCGACGCAGTGCAGCAAAATCGTCTGCGTGACCAGCAGCAACTAAGCGGCTGTTGCCTCCTTGCCATTCGCGACAAACATACCAAAAGTAAGGTGCCGCAGCCTGAACGTCTGCCGTAAGGTATCGCCTAGCCTCGTTTAGAGGAGAATCGGAGATAACTTCTACGCGATCAACCGTACCGTCTTGATTCTCCCAAGGCTCGGCCAACATACCGTTGATAAAACCCTGCAGTCCCATCATCGACTGCTTGGCTTCCAAGAACGCAACTGCCAGATGGCCCCAGGTGCATTTGCGGTCTGGGCTGTAAAGGGAAGACAGGTGATACGAACGGATGGATGGCAACGCATTTGGGTTTTCCGCGATCCATTTGCCATGACGCAAAGCGGCAACCTTTTGAGCGTCTGAAATCTTGCCCTTGCAAAGTTGACATTCGTAGAACGCAGACGAGCGAACTGCAGCCCAATCGTATTTTCCGTCCTCGGTTTTAACTCCGTCCCATTTGATTTGTCGCCATTCAAGCCGAATCAACTCGCGGCAATGTGGGCAGGGTATGTAGTAACGACGCTGGTCTCCGCGCAGATACCTCTGCCAAATACGGTTTTCTGTTGTTGTTGGAGTTGATGTAAAGAACGCTTTTGAACTAGAAAACGCTTTAAGTCGCTGTTCTGCCAAATCTAAGGCATCGGCTTCCTTGGAAGTTGCATCCGCAAACTTGTCGATTTCGTCTCCAACAAGAACGCGCACCGGACGAGACGACAGATTGGCAGGACTATTTGAACCAATGAATGTCAGCGTGGATTTGTCAAAGTGCTGTTCCAGATTGGTCAGTTTGTCTTTATCCAACGGAAAGTGAGCAACCATCGTCGGGCTGTCTTCAAGAAATGGAAGCCAACGAGACTTTGAAAACGATCTGGCAAGACTTTCCGTCGGCATCAACCACAAGGCTGGTGATGGCTCGTTGTCGATGAGCCAAGCAAGACCAGCCATTAGCGTGGTCGTTTTGCTGGTTTGCGATCCCCAACAAAGCGTGAGTTCCGATACGCCGGGATCTTTCCATGCCTCTAGTGGTTCACGTACATATGGACGAACCGAAGTAGAATATGGGCCGGGATGTTCGGTTTGGCGTTGAGTTAACTTCAGGTTTGCCTCTGCCCATTCGACGACCGTTTGCTTAGGAGTTGGGCGATAAAGAGTTCTGCGAAATTCTAACAATCCGCGTTGAAAATCGTTAATGGCATCCATTTATTTGAAGGCATTCAAGACTACGGATTCAATCGCCGTAGGACCGTGTTTCGCAAGCGTGGTCCTACCATTTTCGATGATCTCGCTCGGGGGATCATTGCGCAAAACTGCTGCTAACTCATTGCCATCTTTAACAGATAAACAATTAAATCCAGATCTCAGTTCATCATCGTTATTACCTGTCCATTCTTTGTTTAATATGAGACACGAATATCCGTCCCATGCTTCGAAAAATGTATACTGTGTTCGGCCGCCATCTCCTTTGATAGCGGACATATCTACGGAATATGCGCTTTTAGATGCCAATTTGGATCCGGCACCAGGAGTTCTTGGAAATTCTCCGTGATAGTGTTTTCTCCAATTTGGATATTGTGAATTTAATTTGAAATATGTGTACAATCGGTTTTCAGAACCATAGATGTTGCATCTCAAATCGAACGGGAGGATTTGATTAGCAGCGCAAATAATGTTAGTGTATTTATCGAAATCTATTCTTGAGAAAGCGACGGCGTGTTGGTTCTTTTTGATTGTCGGATCGAATGGTGCATACGGATGAGGAAGCAATTCTGCATCAAAACCTTTTGACTTGAGCAGAGATACTATTTTGAATCCATTGCCAAAAAGTTTTCGCGCTCGTTGATAATAATACATTCGTTCATCTCCGAGTTCTGTCGGATCTGAAACATTGTAAATGACGTTCTGTTTTTCTAAAAACCTGGCATCGGAAATATGATGTTTGTCCAACGCCGGTACTATTATGGCTCCTCTCAGTTCAGATAATGCTTCCTTAGTAACTTCAAAAGCAAAAACATCACCGGAGAAATGCTTCGGTTTTTGACTGAATCTATTAGCAGTTTTAAACAATTGAACATCGTGGCCTGACAATTTGAGGCACTTGTAAAGATGTTCTGTGAGAGTGACCCATCCGCCGAATTTCGGTTCAGCCAAATAAACGATATTGATTTTCAACTAAACCTTTCTTGTCTTTCGGCGTTTGAGTTCAATTTGTTCTCGCTTCATTCTGGCCCTCGCAATTTCCTCATTCAACGGAGAACAATTCCACATTGCTTTCAAAGAATAATAGACGATCGAAAACCTTCTTGCGTCAGGTCTCGTCTTAATGATCGGAGTAACTCCGTGCAGAATGTTCTGGCCGTCAAAGTAGAAAATGGATTTATCGGCGACTTCGCAACTGACCCCATATTCTGGCATGGATAGATGTCCGCCACGAATATCGCGTTTCAACACTATCATCGCGCTCCATACATCTTTGAAATTGCCAGAATCGAAATGATAGCAGAGCGGATTGTTGTCATTGATGATTCCAGAAGTGAACGGAACATCAGCGAATTTGAAGTCGGCTACGACTTTTGATTTGGTTGTAGCGAGATGAGCGTCATAAAGCTCTGGATTGTAGAGCGCATAATATTTCGCAGCTAACGCACCACAAGCTATGACTCTTGAGTGCAAATCTGGTTGTTCCATCGCGTATGATGCGATCGAACAGAAATCTTTGCGAATAGCATTGCGTGGGTTGTAGCCGAAAATCCTGCTGGTCGTTTTGAGTCCGCTTGTGCGATAGGTCTCTTGAAATTTGGTTTTAAGACAAGCGTTGAACAATACATCGAAAGCCGATTCCTCGTTCTGCGGTTTGCAATAAAGTGCTACGACTTTTCCTGTTTCATCGTCGATCAACTTAAACTCATCTTTGAGAATTTCCGGACAATCCTCATCTTGAGCTTTTCGCTGAACGAACTGCCGCAGATCTATCTTACGCTTTTTGAGACGCAAGTTTTGCATATTCTCGAATAGCCAGCAGAGCAGCCTCGGTATTGTTATTCAGATCGTGCGAAGATTTAATGTCCTCTAACTTTTGCGAGATTTCTTCAAACTCTTCGACATTCATAATCAACATGATTTGCCGAATGGTGCTGTTCTCGTAATCCTCTAATTTATCTGCCGGGGTATCACCTTGATCTTTGCCCTGCAAAACCATTTGCTCATTGAGCCAAGCGTCCACCTCAGAATCCAAAAATCCCGTCAACTCCACATCGGACAAATCATCTTTAATTTCACCAATGATATTTCGCAACAAATCGTTGTCGGTTTCAGAAAGTTCAGCGATGCGATTGTCTGCAATGAGATCCGCCCATTCGGTGGCTTGATTCTCGTATTCCTGATAATCGACAGGAACGCTTTCAACCTGCAACAGTTTGGCGGCTTCGTATCTGCCGTGACCTTTTACGATGAAGCCAGATAGTTTAGAAACTACGATAGGTGAACGCCAACCCTGGTGGCGAATCACCTTAGCGAGAATGGCGATCTGCGAGTCTGGATGTTTGTTTGGATTTCTTGGATTTGGAATCAAGGTGGTGATATCAGCCAATTTAGAATGGCTGCAGTGAACAGGGATATTACTGGCGTTGATTTGTTTGGTTTTCATTTCCAAGGATTAGTTGAGTAGAGAGTTGCTAGGGCGACTTCTTGAACCCATCGGTTCAGTTCATTCTCGGCGTGTTCCGGATCGTGTGGTGCGATTCTCCCGGCCAATTGTTTCGGCATAGCTTTCAACAACTGTGCGACCGCACCATCGTGATCTAGCATGGCTTTCTTGACCCAATCACCACGCACTAACTGCATTTCACGTTCTGATATTTCCAAGATTTCCAGTTTCGCTTGGCGCAGTTCTCGGCTGGCTTGGCCGTGAACAGCTACCAATCTTCCGGCATCTGGTTGCCCATTCCGCAATGCTCGCGCTGCCAGAGCATAGGCAGCACGTTCGATGTTCTTTTGCCTGACGTATGCGCCTTGTGGCGTATCCTCCGCAGCGGAAACGTTGTCCGGTTCTGCCGCTTCTGGCGGACGAAAAGGGCCGGATGTTTGTTGAGATGCATTCTTCGGTTGTTTGCGCGCAGAAGATCCTCGCCACGCATCCGCAGCTTCAGGACTGGTTAGGGGCATTCCCCTTTTAACCAATTTACAAACTTGACCCCTAGAAAGACCGCTGTGGCGGCAATAGTCCGCTTGCGTCATAAATCGAACGAGGCGGTGTGCGATAAATCAAAACGCGCAAGTGAGGATGCGGTGCGCATTAGAACATCAACGTTTCCCATTGTTGTGGCGGTTTCCAATCGACTGCTCGTCGGCCCTCGCGTTTACCCGAATTGAGCCATAGGATAAAAGTTTCCTTTGCGAATATTGTTCTAATAGCACGAATAGCTCCTAATCTAATAGCTCTAATAGCTTCTATTCTATTGCTACCAATAGCATCTATTCTAATAGCTCCAATAGAAGTTATAGCTTTGCCTTGACCGCTTTGGGTTTGAGGCGATCCGCGATGGCTGTATTTGGTTTAGCGATCATGGCGTCATACAGGATTCTTCCACGGTCCAGCACATCCTTCAGCTTGGCAGTAGAGCAGTGGATCTCACGGGATATTTCGGCGTGCGTCATGCCGTCCAGTTTCATCTTGTATGCGCTGACGCAGGGATACTCGTCTACCTCTTTGGCGTTGTGTGCTTGTGGCTTAGGCATTTCGTCTATGGGCTTACGCAGCAGACCGGTTCTGAGACCGTACTCAACCAATTCAGCAGCATTTGTCAGCACGTTCATGTGCTGTACTCCGGTAGCTTCAGGTTCATGGTTGATCTCACCGGGAGCGGGTCGTTTACACAGATAGTGATTGCGTGCCATATCAGATTAAAACGGTACGTCGTCTTCAGGTCCGAGGGGATCATTCTCGGATACAGGCTTGGGCTGATTGTGTGTAGGTTCCTTATAGTCTAGGTCGTTGTAGTTACCAATGATGGGACCACGCTTGCCAGCCTCGCGTGCTGCTTTGGGTATGCTTTGTGTGACCATACCATCATTGCCATAGGTATTGCGTCCGTTCTTATTTGGAACCAGAGCAATGTCTAGATACTTGGTCGTCTTACCTTGGTACAGGTAGTCTTTGTTAATCTTGGATACGTCAATCTTGGCTACGATCATAGGTGTATTTCCTGTTGCAACCGGATGTTGCGACGGAAACATCGTGGAAACAAGATGATTTTACGACTTTTTCAAGACGATCACGTCGCAGTATTGGCGGAGTCGTCGGAGCAAGGGTTCGGCGATGTCACGTTCAAGCCCGAGCGATGTGACGAGCGTTTCTCCGTTAAGGTTGGTGGTCAGGTAAATGGGTCGATGGTGTTTGCAGCGATCATCGACTAGCTCCCAGAATTGGCCGGATGTTGCTGGCGTCCATTTGCCCTTGCCGATATCGTCGATGAACAGCGCATCGGCTCTGGCGAGACGGTCGAACCATGCGCTCAAGGTAAACGTACCAGCGGCATCGCGTGCCTCGCGGTCAAACTGACCAGCCGATAAGGCAATCAGCCGCAACCTAGGCACCTCGGCCCAATAGCGACGCATCAGGCACCACATGGCTCTGGTCTTCCCGGCATCGGTCTGTCCGCGCAGGATTAGACCTTTGCCCGAGTATGGGTGTTCGGTGACCTGCTTTGCAGCGGGTTGATCGGCGAAGAACCGTTGCTCGTCGTGGAAGCCCCCTTCTAGCTCGTTTCGGAACTCTATGGGGCAAATACCCTCCCAAGCATTAAAGATGCGCCTACGAGCCTCCTGTGCGCGGGAAAGGGCATTTGCTTCTGCGGTCTTGGTTTCGATTTGACGCAAACACGGGTCGCAGTGCCCTTGGGTAGCGAGAACCTTGGTATGGTCGAATGGGCTACGACAGACGGCGGCAGCGAACGATTTGCCGCACGTTCGGCAAGTCGCGTCGATAGAATCGGGTAGATCGTTCATGGTCAAAACGGTGAATCGTCTGGGGTGTTGGTTCCAAACAGTCTGCTTTGGCCGTTGGTAACGACACGCTCACGAGATCTTGCCGCCCAACCAGCCAGTGCATGGGGCCATGACTTCATGCGGTTCTTGCCGACCCGCCAACCATTCGACCCGTAATACGCCAGAAACTTGTCGACCTCGGTTTCTGCCATACCAATCTTTGCGGCTTGCAGGGCTACCTCGTCGCGAGTGGGTTCAACGAATCCTCTATTTAGAGAATAGTTATTGTCTACTGGAGTAGAAGATGGAGATGGAGATGGAGAGCATACGTTTGGCATATCCGTTGGCAATGCGGTGGCATATGCGGTGGCATTGCCAACCCATCGTTTCTTAGCGTTATCGGTTTGCTTTTGACGATACGCAGCCTGTTTTTCACGTTCTCCTTCTAGCCGTCGGTTTCTCAAGTTGCCGTTATCATCAAGTTCGAACTTGCTTTGGCATATGGCTTGGGAATGCGGTGGCATTGCCATGGCAACCCTATCGAAGTCGATTTTACTGATGGAACCTTTCGACCATTGAATGCAGAGAAGCGTGATGTAGGCACCACGTTCTTCGTTGGTCATGGTCATTGTACCGGCTAAAAAGTCGTCAGCGTAGAACTGAAAAGCAGGGGATTTACGTTTGAAGTTTTGATCTGTCATGCGCGGATGAACCCCCAATCCAACCAACGACGGCTGAGAATTGGCACAGATCCGGAGCTTTGCGCTGCCGGGAAGCCTCCGCCGATGGCTGGATTGGGATTTCTGGTTTCACGTTCTGTTTCGGGTTCTCAGGCCCGTGCTGCATCCGCAGCGTAACAATCATCTTCGTGACCTTGGTAAAGGCAATGCCATTTTCGCCCTGCTGGCTGGAGGTTTGAGGGGATGTTTGGTTCGGTAGATACGCTGGATGGTAGCTAAGGTTTCTAGCGTATCGTGCAACAAATTGTGGTTCGGATATCTACCCACAATTTTCCAGCACCAGCGCAACCTACGGAGTGTAGGTCCAAATCGGTCAAGGTCGCCGAGTTCGTCTTCGATTTCCAGCAACGACCGGAAGCTAAAGACGGCAGATCGGTAGATCGTTGCGAGTTGCCGATTGGTAAAACAGGCCGATGGGCAAGCCGCACCAATCTCTGTGCCGACACAGGGCAGGTGCAGCACCATAGCTACCGCCCAGTATTCCCGATCAATCGGCGATACGGAACTTGGCAAGGAACTCTGCCTTTTTGCGGATGTAAACTTTGTCGCCTCGCTGATAGACGACCGCCGCCCAGACACTCTCACCGATGCGCAACTCGCCTTCATGCAGCAGAACGACTTGCACGTTTGGGTTTATGACATTTACGAACCGCATTTGGTAAGCGTGACTTATAGTTTCGTATGGACCAAGCCCAATACATTGAGACACCGTACTTTTTGCATATCTCCTCCAGTGTGGTGGTGTGATGTTCGGCTCGGACAGCTTTAACGATCTCGTCCGGTATTTTGCGTCCTTTTGGCCTTCCGAGCTTTGGTTTCGGAGCAAGTTCGGGAGCAGTTTTGGGCTTAACTCCCAACATTTTGGCGACGCTTTCGGCAGTCAGCCCTAGTCGTTTTAATATGTTCATTCGGTTTCGGTTTCTTCCATCAAGGTTTCAATCGACATTGGTGTATAGCTGAATACTTCTCGTTGTTTGTTGATCTGGAAAAGACCCTGCAGATCGTGATTGTTGTGCATAATCCAGCGAGCGTAGAAAGCTCGTAGACCGTTGTTTAATTTAAATTCGGCACCATCGGTTTGGACCATGATATCCCAACGAAGACGTTCAAACAGAGCGGCGATACCGAGACGGCTTGTTGGTCGTTTGCGTCGCCATTGGCGAGATAACTCAACCAGATTGGCGTAAATGTGTGGGTTTCGATAATGGAAAACCCAAAACGCTTTTTCGAGTTTGCTCATGGTCTGCATTGTTTGATGGCTTGGTCGATGGCTTTGCGAAGTGTCGGCCATTCTTCCGGTGTGATTCCTATTTTGCCGTAGCCTTCGTGATGCTGTTGCACCTCAACGAACTCGCCACCGGCTTCGTCAACAATTTCGATATCGGTAGATTTTTCGCTGAAGATCGGTTCGTCATTTGGTCCGTGGGTCCATTTGATTGGTCGCACGATCATTTTGTTGGCGTAACAAATATGCTCGCTCACGGCTTGGCCTCCTTCGGTTTATTCCATTCTCCGGTCCTATCGCTGATGCGAACCTTTCCAGATTTAGTGACGTAGATTTGAATCTCGTTTTTCCCCATTTGATGCTTCGGAGTTTGGACGATCAACGCCACCCATCCCTTCTTTGAATCAGAGAAGCAGCGTTCGATTTTGGCTGCACCCCAATCGAATCCGTATTTTGTCTCGGCGTAATGAATTGCGCTCACGGCTTGGCCTCCTTGGCTTCATGGCTGTCCAGTATTATGCATTCAGCATTCTTGATGTATCGCTTTGCGGTTTGGTGGCGAGTCTCTCCATCGAACACTCGTTCAACCTGCATGATCAGGTCGTAATAGTCCCCCTCCAGCCGCTTGATGCGCTCGTTGGCTATAGCAAGTTCCTCTTTCGCCTTATCCACTCCACGCTTTTCCGCCGTCGTCATCAGTTCATGTTGAAGCCTGATTGTTTTATTGGCATCGTTGAGTTCGCGTTCAAGCGCATCGACCAACTCAACCGCTTGTTCAAATGCTGCGTTTGGCCTGATTCCAATCGGAGCGTATTTGATCAGATAATCTTTTCTAGGTGTATCGCTCATGGTTTCTTCATCAGTTGCTTGATGTATCGGTTCCTCTCAGCCGGTGTGGAGTCGATGAGGTGCTGCAACGCGCCACAGGCGTTGACGCTGGCGGTGTGTTCCCAGTCCTCGTTGTTGTCGTAGTACTCGTGCCACCGCTCGCTGGGTGCGACTACGATCTGGCCGGTCTTCCGGTGCTTGAACACGAATGCGGCAGGGCCGATGGGTACGTTCACGGCTTGGCCTCCTTGGCCCGTTCCCACTTTTGGGCCGAGATTAGGTCACGCCGCCATTTCCACATCTCATCCCCCGCCTCCTCCAGCCGCTTGATGCGGTCGTTCGCCGCGTTGAGTTCGCGTTCTAGTTCTCTTGAATGATTTACCCATCGCTGTGGGCAGTTGGAATGATCGACGAATCCATCAGCGTCCAGAATTGCGGTCAGGCGGCTATCGGTTCTCGGTGTATCACTCACGGCTTGGCCTCCTTCTTTTCTTTGAACCACTCCATGACTTTTTCGTGATAATCTGGGCTATTTCTGAGACTTAATAAGCCGTCACCCGCATTGATAAGCCTATTGATTCGCTCGTTTAGTTTCTGAATCTCGTTAGCTGCTGCATCCATCATTATTGCACGGTTGAACCACCCCACTTCTCGAAACGACTGAGCATCATTTCGTAGCTGTTCTTCGAGCTTCACGGCAACGGCCCTCCATTCTCCCACAGCAGCAGAGCGGCGCGGAGTTCGTCGTTCTCGGATTCGAGTTGGTTGATGCGCTCGCGCTGCGATGTGATCACCCATGCCGTTACTTCAGGCCATTCGCTCGGATTGTTCTCATGCCATGACTTCAAGTCGCTAGGCATCAACGGAGTCAGAGTGTCGTGCCAGCGTTGGATTTGCTTTTGTTGCTCTTCGAGTCGAGTTGCCGCTTCAGCCACCACAGCGTTCGCCACTCCATCTTCCGATTGGATTTCCGAATCTAATATTCGCAATGCGTTAATCAACGATCTGGTTGTGCTTCTCATGGCTTGGCCTCTTTGTTTAGTTGCTTCGTTACCTTGCACCAGTACGGCAGAGTCGATGATTTGCGATCACCAGCGGGACCACCGTTCCAAATTCGTGCTTGGGCCTCGGTTGATTTGCCCTTTCCGTAATGCGTCAGGTAAGCCTTGCAGACGCTGATGGCTTCGGCCCGATTGGTCATTCGGTTCCACTGATACGATGCGCCAGTCAGGCGATTAACGTCTTGGACGACGCTCTTATGAATCTGGAGGGGACCAATGGCTCGCCCATCATCACCGATTGCGGTATCGCGTCCGTTGCTTTCGACCGCAATTAGGGCGGCGATTAGAATGTCGAGGCTCACAGCGCACCTTCCTTCTCGGGACCGAAATGGTCCCAAAGATAACCGATGCGTTCACTGACCGTGGTTTCGACCCATTCGTCGCCGCAAATACCAATGTATTTGGCCCAGAGGTTCCAGTTGGAAGCGATCTCGTAGTAGGTATGGTTCATAGTTCTGTTCAATAGTTTCGTGCGTTTGACCGATGCGCACCCCCGGTTGTGGATCAATTCAAGATGGTCTGAAAAGAGGAAGCAAGAACAAGTGCGCGGGATTTAAGTCGCGCACCGCTGCCGACCGCCATGTATTCGATGTTGTCTTGAGTTCGGCGGTGGTCGACGTATTCGGTCACAGCGTTGTATGCACCCCACAGCGTACCGCGCACACCGCGAATCTCGCTGCCGAGACCGCCGTCGTGCAGATTTCGGATCTCGTCGACCACGTTCTTGGATCTCGTCGACAGATCATCGTATCGGACAGAATCGTGATCGCTGACCACCGCCGTCAGATATTTGGTCAGGTCGCGGGAGCCAACCTGAATGGTGGATAGGTAGCTAAACTTGGCTTTGGCTTCGTTGAAGAATACCCCCGCCTTGCCGAGGAGTTCACCAGCCAGCTTGAGACGAGCCTCGGCGTTGACCGTATGGTAAACCCTGATGGTCTCACTATCGTCAGCAGACCGCAGTGCCTGACCCAATGTATTAGCGCAAACCACCCGAATCGGAGTGAAGATGCCGGTCACCGGAGCAGACCCATCGTGGCTATTGGTCAGGAGCAGATATTGCCCGACCGCATCACCGGGGAGTACATCGAACGATTCGGGCAATCGGGCGAGCATCCAGACCCGCTGACCGTCACCCAGCACCCCAGCAGATTCGTACCGAGCCTTGTCCTCGCCAAACACCGCATCAAAGAACCCGAACGCCGACCGGTTTTGCAGCGGAGTGTATTTATTGCCGACAACCCCAAGGATGTCGCTGGTATCGTCTCGGATAACCGCTCGTTTATTCGGCACCTGAGTGCCATTCGCGAGGAACATCTGCTGGAGACTCACGGTCCAGTCCATGTTTGCCTCGCGGAGCGCGGTCTCGGCCGTGAATGATTCGGGCAGCACCTGACCGAGCCGGTGCCAAGCTGACTTTTGGGCGAGGGCGATTGAAGCCCTGCCGTTGGTGATGTTGATTTCGTGTGCCATGGTGTTTTGTATTTTAGTTTTGATTCGCAGCGGTTGCTGCTTGGAAAGATTAAAACCTAGCGTTTGGATTTTGAAAAGAACTTTGTTCAAAAAGTTTTCAGAGTGCCTTGGTCCAGTTTTCTTGAAGGAACCACAGGATTTCAGCGACTGCGTCTTTATCGTCGCCTTCGATTCCGCTGCCGCCAATTACCGCAGTGCGTTCAAATGTAATTTCAAAGGGAGCGTCGGCGTATTCGCTGCGAACCATTGCCTCCATTCGGTCGATAATTTCGTCTACACGTTCAGCGGTTATGTCGATGCCGTAATAACAAGGGTCTGTGGGGGAAATAACTTTGATCATGGATTTTGGGATTTGATGTTTGATGTTCAGTCCTCAGTTTCGACCTG